TAATGTGACCACACCCATTGCCTGATGCGCTCTACCGCACAATGGACATGGACTAGGCTGTGCCTGATTCATACTCATAACCCTCACAATATCCAATAGACTCACAATCCCATAGCTTGCACCACAGCCCTTCAGCGTGTGCTACCGAGTGTTGGCAAGTCTGGCAACCCTTCTGGTATTGCACTCCTTGCAGTTCCACCTCCGATTTAACCCTCTGTTGAACAGGATCCATTCTCCTCCCTCCGGCTTTTTCCTTTGTCTACAGCTGCTACACAGCCTGTCTTCAATGAAACCTTCTACCTTTTTGCCAGCTGCCATACGTTCACACCTCTCCCATTACCGCTAGTCCTAGCCTGTTTGCTAGATACCAGCTGACCTCTATTCTCCATGCGCTTACACAGCCTAAACAGTGACTCCATGCTGATCTGCTCACGCAATAGCAAGATCTCCTCGTGCAGCTCTGGTGTAGACAGACTGCCAGCCTCACGCAGTACATGAGCCACAATCAGATCAAAGTTGGATGTCCTTGGCTTACCTACCTTGGTTGGTGTGTCACCACCTATGCCAATGTTGATGACCATCTTGCCAGCAACCCTGATGATCGGTGGATTAACACCCATCAACTGGTCAACCAGATACTTCCATGTCATTCCAGTGCATCTCTCATTAGAGGGATAAAATCGTCTAGCTTCAAGCATACTCTCCATGGCTGTCCGTTCCTCCTGTATGCCAGTATTGGTATTTCTCCAGACTTGCTGCATGATTCCACTTGCTCTGACCATTTATCCACCTGTAACCTTTCTTGTCGTTTAACTTCAATGCGGAACTTCTGAATAGTTATATCGTCAGCTCCATCCCTCGCCTGTCCTAGATTTCTTTTAACTTCAAACCCTAGGTGGTCTTTTAAGATACCTGCCAGCTCTCTCTCGCCAGCCGCACCCTTGTTACGCTTACCTCGTCCGTTCATGCCGCCCCCAGCATCTTGTTTAGCCTGTCCTGTGTGCTGTTGTAGCGCTGCTTGAGACTATCTAGCAGTAGCTCGTCAATGATTGACGCTCTGGATCTGCGCTGCTCTCCAGCCGCACGATCCAACAATGCTCTAGTTTCAGGACGTAGCCTAATTAGCAACGTGTTGTATTTATTTTCCATCTATACCTCCTTTTGTATTGCGCCAAGATATCACATTTGACCTGCGGAGCCATAAATTTATTTAAATTATTTTGATTTAGGGTATTGCATATCGCTGCGATATCGCATACATTAACGGAACTGGCACTACAAACCAGTCAATCTACCGAGAAACAGGAGATCTAAAATGAATAAATATGTAGCTTACTTCCGAGTATCAACCACCAAGCAAGGTCAATCAGGCTTGGGTCTAGAGGCTCAACAAGACGCAGTCAAGCAATACGCTGACAGCATCATCCACTCATTCACCGAGATCGAATCAGGCAAGAACGATAGCCGCATCCAGTTGGCAGCAGCTATTGAGTTATGCCGTACCTCTGGCGCATCTTTACTGATCGCCAAGCTTGATCGTCTCAGTCGTGATGCAGCATTCTTAATGACTATCCGCAAGTCTGGTGTAGATATCGTGGCAGCTGATATGCCTAACTGCTCTACCTTAGAGTTCGGTATCAAGGCAGTGTTTGCACAGTACGAGCGTGAAGAGATCAGCAAACGCACCAAGGTAGCTCTGGCAGCAGCCAAGGCTCGTGGTGTAAAGCTTGGCACTAAGTCACCAGCAATCAGCTCTGCGGCTGGTGTAGCAGCTCTGCAAGCTAATGCAGACCAGTTCGCACAGAAAGTATTGCCAATCATTCGTGACTTGAAAGCAGCTGGTTACACAAGCTTGCGTCAGATTGCAGCAGCATTGACAGAGCGCCAAGTTCAGACAGTTCGTGGCAGCACCAACTGGTCAGCATCACAAGTATCTAACATCATTGCAAGGGAGGCAGCATGAGCAAAGCGGATATAGATTTTTTATTTGATGCTTTAATTGCAGATACCGATGCATTAGAAGATGCAAAGATGACACTAGAAGTTATCAAGAAAATTGCGCCTGATATATATGATGAAATTATTGATAGCTCAATTTTTTTAATTAATAAAGCATTAAATAATTCTGTCATGAGTGTTATAGCAAGAATTCTTAATGATGAGGACTGGTACATAACTAATAAGGGGGGAAAATAATGGATCACAAAGACATAATGGATAATGTAATTATCGCCATCGGCATAGCAGTTCTAGTCGCAGCTGTAGCGGGGTGGCTATGAGATCGGCATGGGAGATACCATCAGGCAAGCAGCTAAAGCTTGATGTCATGCGCCATCATGAGGAAACCAAGGCTGAGTATTTAGCAGCTGCAAGATCCTTTGCCATCGATTACAGCAGATTGCATGGTAGCGTCAGCATTAATGAAGTAAGAGAGGCAGTGCCTGTTCCTGATGATGTACATCCGTCAGTATTGGGCGCTGTATTTAGAGGCCATCAATGGCAGCCTGATGGTTTTACAGTAGCAAAGCACCCGAGCGCTCATGCTCGTACAATCCGCACCTATAAATACTTGGGAGACATAATATGGTAGGCAAAGTAACACCAGATACAATCCTGTCAGCCAGCAGACTACCTGCTGTGATGGGTATGAGTAAGTACCGCAGCCCTAACGATGAATTGCAAGTTAGTCTAGGGGCAATTAATGGAAAAACTCCCCCTAATATTTCTAATGAGGCTATGGACTGGGGCAATCAGTTAGAGCCAATGATTTTGGCTGAGACTGCAAAGCGCCTAGAGTTATCCGATCTCCAGCTAATTCATGAGAAGCCATACTTCCATGAGACGCTGCCGTTATGCTGCTCGCTCGATGGTCTAGCCGATGGACGTAGCCAACTGATCAAGCATGATCCTGATGCAGGTATCTATGTGATGGGCGCGCCAAGCATTGTGCTGGACGGGCTCGGAGTACTGGAGGCAAAGCTTACAGGTAATGCACCAGAGGAAGAGCCACCATTGTGGCGAGGGGCAATCCAGTTACAGGCGCAAATGGATATCATGCAAGCTAAGTGGGGCGCTGTAGCTACACTGTATCAAGGCACTAAGTTACGCATATTCTTATTCACTCCACACCAAGCCACACTGGATCGTATTAAGGAAGTAGCACTAGACTTCCAGAATCGGCTGGAGATCTACAAGAATGAGCATAGGATCGAGGCATTCCCTGCACAGAATAGCAAGGACGCTGATCGTATGTATTCAGTAGCAAGCTCAGATTCTGAGCCACTAGAGCTTGATGATGCAGCAGCTGAATATGCAAAGCTTATTCTTGAATGCAAGGCTGAAATCGAGGCACGAACTGAATTGATAAACCAGTGCGAGACGCAGCTCAAGGAATTGCTACAGGATAAACCTGTTGGTATTGCTGGCAAATATAAGATCAACTGGGGTATGCGTAACTACAAAGCCCAGCCTGAGAAAATTACACCAGCGAAAGAGGCATACTCAGTGCGCCAATCTACATTAACCATTAAGGAATTGTCGTGAATATAAATGATGGAACTTTAATAAAGGCACGACTGGAGGCAGCCAAGGCAGTTCAGGCAGCAATAGACTATCCGCTGGAAGACAGATCTCTGTTAGCAGTAGATGCTATTGTGGCTGCAACTCTCGCAACCATTCAAGCATACATGGGAGGACATGATGTCAGAGATCAGTAAGTTTTCAGAGCTACGCAAAATCGATGTGTCTGGAATTGTAGAAAAAAAAATGGGGCTGTCATATCTGTCTTGGGCATGGGCAGTAGATACATTATTGCTTAATGATCCAGCTGCTACGTGGGAATACAGAGAGCCAGTACGGTGGAATGATACTGTCATGGTTTTCTGTACCGTCAAAGCTTTTGGTGTCGAACGTACAGCGCAGCTGCCAGTGATGGATCACAGGAATAAGGCAGTGCCTAATCCTGATGCTTTCCAAGTCAATACAGCAATGCAGCGCTGTCTTGCCAAGGCTATTGCTTTGCATGGTATAGGTCTGTATATCTATGCGGGTGAAGACACACCACAAGAGCCAGAGTCAGCCAATCCTTTGGATGCGATTAAGCCTGTAGCTACACCTATAACTGTACCTGCAAGTGATCCTGTGGCTGCACCTGTAGGTGAACCTGCAGGTAACCCTGAATGGACATGGCATCTAATGTATCCAAACAAGGAAGAGCCAGCAGCCAGCTATATATCTAGCGATGAATGGGAGGATCAGTATAATAAACTAGCCATGAAGACAGCTAAGTCTGGTAGCTATACGCACCGAGAGCGCATGACAAAACTGCGTGAACTCAAAGAGGCTAACCAAGCTACGCTAGATAAGCTAGATCCAGTAAGGAAATTGTGGCATGGGAAACAGTACGCTGACAGACTGAAAAGTCTTGGCGCTGCTATGCCACCAGCCCAGCCTGAGACTGAGCCAGTAGCAGAGTAATGACAAGGCACAGGACTACACAAATGGTCTTGTGCCTGTCTTATCTATGATCAACTTCTGACCACGAGGTTTAGCATCAGCCGTATTAGGAATAGACACATGAGTCCACCTATCAAATTCTCTGATGACTTGATCGTATGGAAGACCAGCTGCGATGATCGCACGCACCACTTCATCAGGAGTCATTTGCGGAACTCGGATATCAGCCGCACAGCCCAGCCTGTGCTGACTCCGATCCGAACTTTTTATGGCATCATTTACCTGCTTACTCCTAAATGCGCTATTTACGATGATCGGCTTGCCGCCTACCGCAGACTTCACCGTCTCCAGAAATGCAGCCAGTCGTTTCAAGTTCGCCAGCTCAGATTCATTCGGCACGTTATCAAACTCTCTGTGATCCGTATGCGTAAGCTCATCAAGAGTAAAGTGTTCGCTTAAATTCATTTACGTTCTTCCTCAAGTATCATCTGACAGGCAGTTAGTTGGAGAGTAATTTGGTCTGCTCTTGCGGATTCAGCTGCAAGGTCTTTGACAAATTCTGTAGGAAGTTGGCAGACTGTTTCTCCATCACTGCCGCTGGTACTGGCGGTAGCTTCGGGCAGTCCGTTACTATTGTTTGTACCCTTGGCGCTTGGGAGGCGCAACCCACCAGAGCCAATGTTATTAAGCAAAGCATTCTTTTCATCTTGTACCTTTCTATTGTCTGCAATTAACTTAGCCTCCACAGTTCTAAACTGTGCAACCTGTCTGCGCTCGGCAGCTATGGCTGCGTCCTGCGCTTTCTTAATAGCTAGTGCAGCTTGTGCATTAGCCTCCGCTTTCTCTGCTTGCCACTCAGCCTGTACGACAGCCTGTCCTTGCCTGTGTCCGTAGAAGTAGGCAGAGATAGCAACCACCAACATCCCTAATATGATCCATGATCTAGGCATTTGATGGAGCCTCACCAACTTTAACTTTCTCGATGTTCTCTTGACCACGAGTCCATGCTGCGATACCTAGGATTGCACCAAAGGATATATGAATCATGCCGCCACCTTGTAGCGTTAATGATGACCACATACCTACTGCTTGGTTAGGATTCCAGAATTGCAGTAGGTTATATAGGATTGGTCCAAATATAAAATCAAAAAGGCAGATTGCCATGTAAGTCAGAGCCATCATTGGGCGCCACTTCTTAGTCATCCAATCATCACCAAATAATTCTTTCATTGCGTTCCCCCTTGATTAAACATCCACCGAATAAACCATGCAAACCCTGCGATGATCAACGTGATTACAAAGCCACCGATACAGTTGTAAAAAATTTCCCACCTACGCTGCCTTATTCTTAGCAGTCTCATTTTCTCAGCAGTTACAGCCAGTCTTCTCTCAGTCTCTTCCCTGCGTCTGGACTCTGCCTTCTCTTCACGATCCTGTCTAAGTTTATTAAGTCTTGATGAGAACTCATCCCACATTCCAGCTTCATCAAAGTGATAGATGAAGTAATGCTTGATGTCATCATAGTGCTGCTTGATCTGCCGATCAATGGACATCATCTCCATCACATACTCAGCGTCAGACATAGCATCAGCTACAGGATTGCCAGCAGCTATTGCTTTGTCTTGCTTTTCCTTTGCCTCTTCCAGCTGTAGTCGAGCAGCCTCATACTTACCAGTGGCGCTAAAGAATTTACCAATTGGAGCCATCGAGTCTTTAAGTTTTTTACCAGCCTCAACGCACTTATTGATTTCACCTACTGCCTTGTTAGCCTCATCAGCAAAGCTTCTGATACCTTTAACGATAGCGCCAACACCCTGCACAACCATGATGGCAGTGGAGATAGGTTCCATTTCATTTATCCTGCTTGCTATCCAGCTTGTCAAATATCTGTTTCAAGATTGCTTTAATCTCGCCAATGTCTGCACGATAGTCATCCTTTTGGACGTACTCACGAGGTAGCTCTGCTAGTTTATCCTCAAGCTTCTGAAGCTTTCTAGTAATAGTGTTAAATACAAAGACACCAAGAAAGCCAGCAATAGCCACGACAAAATTAAATACAATCTGATTCTCCATGATTATCTTTCGTACAAAACATTGATTGAACCAGCATCAAATGTGTCTGTGCCGTTAAGGGTAGTAATACGAACTCGGTCTAATACATCTGATAATGATTTGCCGCCAGATGTGAAATAAGTAGAGCCAGTTGCATCAGACCTTCCTAAAGAACCTGAAGCAACCCAATTATTTGTAGAACTATTTAATAAAGTAATAGTTATTGCACCGCTTACTATAACCGAGCTATTCCAATTTGCCGTATTAACGCCAAGACCAAATCCAGTAGTAAAAACTGCTTGAGCAGTACCGCCAGCAATAGCAGAGCTTGTTCCTGCGTAGCCAGTTGTTTCAACACCGCCTGAATCACCAATTTGAATTTGTGGTGGTGAAGTTCCACTGGTAGATACACCACTAAACATTACTGTAATGCGCTCAACTCCAGCAGGTATGCCAGTGAAATCAATACTAGTACCAGACGTAGAGTTTTGCGCTGTCATTAATACCATTGGAGAATTCCACGATCCATCACCACGCAGGAAGTTGCTAGCACTAGGTGTGCCAGTAGCCTCTATCATGTCTACCTGTGTCTTTGTTAATGGCATAAACTTATCCTACCTTTCATATTAAATTACTTGAATGCTGGCCCACCTACCCATAAAACCAAAGAGCGCCTAATACCTTTTGTTACTGGTGCAACTCTATGCAAAGTATATGATGGGAAGAACCATGCTCGACCTTGCTTTGTTTCCAATGTCTGCGCCTCATCATTATTAGTCTTCACCTGAAACTCACCGCCTTCAAACTCAGAAGTATCTGACAGCAACATAGACATTGATAATTTTCTAGGCACGTTGCCATCATTAATGGATGCGTCAGTGTGCCAGTTGTAATGACCTTTCTGTGTATCCGTATAAACACCCAACTGCATTGGCTCGTGAAAGCCAGTCAAATCAAAATGAAAAAAACTACGGTTAACTTCTGCTACTGCATTTGCTAATTTATCCCATACTGGGCGCAATTCATCTTTCATACCAAGCCAGCATATCTGCGATGCCCTCACATCTTTATTAACTTGACCACCTTCATCAGCTCCACCTATACACCCATCAGATAAACTTAACCACTCTGGCTGGCTAAGAATTAAATTAATATCTTCCTTACTTAAAAAGTTTTCCCAAAACGCAAGGCTGTCTTTGCCGTTAAAATTTCTTGGTGGGATTGGATAAATCATTTAAATTCCTCTAGAACGTAATCCCATATATTCACAGCTACTGACATACGAACCCCACTATAATCTTCAACCATGTGACGTATACTCGGAGACATAATAAGCATCCTGTTAGTTTTAGGTACAATAATTTCTGTTTCTGTTACAAAGTTACCGCTTACTAGATTTTCAATTATTGGATAATAAACAATTACACATAAAGGCAAACTAATCTCACCTGTTTTTATTTGCAATTTTTCATCTATATCAATGTGCCAATTAGGTTTTGATTGATAATGCCCCCAATATTCACAACCAACCATATTTCGTATATCTATAAACCTAGCTGCGTACTTTACTAAATCACTTAATGGGGAATTATCAGTTAAAAAATTATTAAATGTACCGCTATGCCAATGATTTGTTCTAACTTTTGGAGAAGAAGAAAAGTAATCTTTAACCCCTATCCTTTTATCTTCAGGTAGAACATCATCAATAATTACAATCACTTATTCCCCATTAACTCTGTTCTATTTTTTATGTAAGAAAACACATCACGAATTGTGGAGTCCCCAGCTTCAGAAGCATAATTTCCATTCTTACGCACATAATGTAAAAACACTTGCCCCGAATAATAACCATTAGGCCCTTCACATTTATCTCGCCAATGCTCTATGTCGCAACCCTTATAAATAATTCCATCGCCTTCAGCCATATCAAACCGCATACCGCCCATATAAATAGGCCAAGCATAATGATGCGATCTTCCAAGTTGTATAGTCACACTAACCTCACAAGCATTTCTGTCAGTGTGTTTTTCTAAAACATCACCGTTACTATAAAGCCTTGCATACGCATAAGTTGGTATTAATTCTTCACCTACTATGCTCTCTATTACATGCCAATACAATTCGTGCAGCGTCTCAAACATATATTCGTGGTCAAGAATAGATTTAGCGTTTGGTATTTGCTCGTCTCCACGAGGATTTAAATCTGCTTGACGCATTAATACATGCGTAAAAAACTTATAAAAATCTGGTGGCATTAATTTTGTTACATGCAACGCACCATGTTTTTCTAACAACTCATTCATTTTTGTACCAGTTTAATAAATTCATAACTTAAACACCACCCACCATCCTTTATATCCGATGGGCGCTCATGGTGTTTAACATGGTTCCAGTCTGCCCAAGGAAACAGCAATATAAAAAACGGCACGTTTACAGGTTTATTACCAATATGGGTAAATATTTGATGGCAAGATACTGCTAAATAAAAATATGCCACTGGCAACATGTACCCAAAAACAAACAATTTATAATCTATTAAATATAATGCAACACTAAATAAAACACATAACAACCCACCATAAATATGCAATAGTTTATGCACTGGATCTTTTAATAACGTCATTACATTTTTACTAGGTTTAACAATAACACTATTGTATTTCTTAAATATAAAAAACCATAAACTTCTTACATGCGGGTCTTCTTCAGTGTCAGAAGTATTGTGATGTATGTAATGCAAATGCACCCAAGATATTGAACTTCCTTGAAATGCTAATGTTCCACATACTGCAAACAAGTATTCCCAAAATTTGCTACACGAGTAAGACCTATGCGTAAGCAACTGATGAAACCCAGCAGTTACAGATATATTAAATACAGAATACACAATGAATGACAAACCTATCCACCATAACGAATCCCCACTGGATAGCATATATATTCCATGCACTGAAAACAACAATGCAAAAATATTTATAACAGTTTGCCAGTTAGTCGTTATAACAAATAAATTTTTATTCATCACAAAAATGTTTAACTACTTCTTCGTATGGGGTAGACACAAAAGAAATAGTGACAGCCTTTCTAATATGAGGTGGAGATAACAAAACAGCGTGTGGTTTTGATACATTTATTAACCAACACTCACCATCACTCGCAATAAAACTTGATAACTCTTCCACCTTCCCAGCTTTGTACTCATAATAAATAGTACGTTCCGCATGGGTATTAATATAAATGTTTAAACAGCACTTTCTGCCTATATCAACATGTGGCGCTAACATTGTAGTTTTGTTATTGCTTGACGGTGTTACCGTTAATAACTTAACGGTTGGATTTTCTATCGCAAGCAAACCACTAGGCAATTGTTCATACACTATTTCTTTAATACGCTCTTCAACTTTATACAATATATTAGGCACAGATATAAAGTCTTGTTTCTTTTTTAATGCTAATCCATATTTCTGTGGAGTTTTATATTCCTCTATAACGTCAGACGAATTTAAAGTAAATAAAATTTTATCTAACTCAAAACGCTTATTAGTTTTTAAAAATAAGTCCATAGCAATCGCTTACAGCCGTGGCAATTTTATCTTCATTAACTACTTTAATCTGCTTCATGCTTGGTACAGTTGTTTCATCAATAGTTAGTAAGCCTTCAGCAAGAAATAATTTAGTATCTTTAGGTAGCGTAGTTGATTTACCAGACTCTAATTTAAAAACTTCTAGCGGAGGTAAAGGTTTATCTTTATTTGCTGCGTGGGTATTAAAGCATAAAAAATCGCCTGATTCCAAAAACTTAGCGTCGTAAGACCCAACTGGTAATCCTTGTTCTAAAGAACAATACCCACGACTAAACGTGTGTGTTTCTCCAGTTTCTTTATTTTTATACTCATGTTTACCACTTAATATATAAAAAATATATTGCTTTCCTGTATTGCCTGATTTGCCGTGATCAGTAGGAGTAGTTTGTTGTGAGACAACCATAACATTATTTGTCATAAGGTCATCATTAAGCGTTTCTCCAGCTAACATATATGTTCTAAAAATGACATAACCAAATGCGGGGTGTGGTTTTGAAATCATATTGGCTCTCCAAAAACATAATACTCAAGTTCAGGAGCTGGCGGAATTAAATCAGAAATATTATATTCAATCTCTTGTCCAACCAATGCTTTGTACTCAGCAATTTTTGCAGGGTTGGCTATAAACGCTTCTTTTTTAGCTTGTTGTTCTACTTGCCACATACCTGAAACCGCAATATTTTTCTTTAAAGTATCAATGTCAGTTACATCAGGCCACATGGTTAGTGGTTGATACGCTAAAGAAGGGTACGATTCTGGGTTTTGGGACGCAGTGTCATCAGAAGCAAAAGCAACCAATAAAGAATTTGATTCTTCATCGTACCCAGTAATTTTCATTTTTAAAGTATTCATGTTTTCCTCTTTAAGCTACATTACCTTGACGTGTTCCTGTTACAGGCCATGTTACAAATGGATTCCCAACAATATAATTACCCGTTGCGCCACCACCACCGCCAGCACCGCTGGAAGGTGCTCCAGCCGTACCCCCTGCGCCTCGACCACCGCCCGTACCGCCAACACCAGCACCGCTGCCAGCTCTTACACCACCACCAGCGCCACCAGCCGGACTAGTTCCCGAACCACCCACAAAGCCGGTATATGCTGGGCCGCTACCAGTACCTCCAGCACCGCCAGCTCCTCCATTAAATCCAGCACCGCCACCACCACCACCACCGCCATACAAAGCAGGAGGAGATTTAGGGCTAACAAATACAGAGGAATAACTACCGCCACCGCCACCGCCACCACCACTAGCTACTACTCCATTGTTTGTGATGGTTGTTGGACGATTAACATAAATAGCATTACCGCCAACTGAACCCGCTATTCCGTTACCACTACTACCACCAGCACCACCAGCACCGCCCATGCCTTGAATAACACCGTTGTTTACAATAGTTACGGTATCCGTTGGGCTAAATGCAGATGGAACAAGTAAAGCATAAGTAGGTGTAGATGTACTACCAACAGTTACGGGCGCTGCTACAGTAACTGTAATATCAGACGTACCAGCAACATAAGCAGGACTGCGGTTTGCGTATACGTCATAGTTATATGCTGGAGATGCTATAGGTAAAGCAATTGATACTCTGTTTGCAGTTCCATAAAAATTATTTAATGCAATCTGACCAGAAGTTGGAACTGGAGTATTAGTAGGTGAGTTTGGTACAAGACCACCACCACGATAATATTCATTTAAAGAATGAGGTACTGTGCCACCAAACTCAGTGGCAAGTGTATCCATTGATATTGTGCCGGACGCTGGTATAGGCATAATTATAAAGTCCCATAAGCCGTTACATTACCTGTAACAGTTAAGTTTCCAGAGCTATCAATTCTAAATTTATTTGTACCGCTATGCCTGAAAAAAAGCACACCACCTGATTCAAATACTGACCATGCACTTAACCCAAGATTAGCAGCAGCTGCGCCAGCTGCCATTTTTGCAGAAGTAACAGTGCCATCACTAGGCACACCAATAGACAGTGGAGCAGTCCACACTACCTCTATGTTGCCAGTGCCAGTAGGTGGTGCAGCAGAGAATGTCAGAGTAGTGCCTGACAATGAATAAGTATCTTTCTCTTGATAGATTCCAGATACAAATACTTGAGTATTATTCTCACTACCTGCATCACCAGATAAAGTAAATGCTACGGTAGACCCATTGCCACTGAATTGATCAACTGCTACGTTAGTTGATCCAAGTCCACTAGTTACTGCAAGCCACTGGTTAGTCTCAAAGTCAGCAACAAATGTAGTGGTAGTGTATTGAGATCCTATGGCTGCTGAATTTGCGCCATTGATGGTGTCTGATCCAGATCTAACAATAGATACAGCATTAGAGTCACCAGTCCATTTAACTATAGCAACTTTAAATCCATCTACTACTGTACTAATAGTTGGAAGAGTAATTGTAACTGCACCACTTGTTGTGGTTACACGAATTAAATCACCAGCATCATTTAAAACTACAGTGTAGTTTGCGCTTTTATCTATTACAGCAGAATACAATCCAGACGCAGCTGATGCAGCCGCTAATGCTGCTGAGTTGGATGCGTTGCTGGCAGAAGTAGATGCTGATGATGCACTGTTACCTGCGTTTGTTTCGCTTGTCGCAGCAGCTGATGCACTGTTGGATGCATTGGTTGCTTGGGTTGTTGCTGTAGTAGCAGACGTTGATGCACTTGATGCAGAGCTAGAAGCATTAGAAGCAGACGTACTTGCAGCGCTTGCGCTAGAAGCAGCAGCACTGGCAGAAGTTGCAGCATTACTAGCAGAAGTTGCAGCTGCCGCAGCATCTACAACTAATGCCCATTTTGCTGAATCAGCATTAGTGGTAATTGGTAGTGAGCCAGCAGACAAATGAGCAGACAATGCAATATATACATTGCTGTTTGTTGTGTCTTTAATTAAGTCACGATTTTGATATGATGTTGCAGCAGCCCAATCACCTCGCCAGTTACCAATTGGATCCCCAGCTATAGGATTACCGCTAGAATCAAATGCTAACGTCTTACCAACTCGTGAAGTCTGTGATGGTAGCGTCATGTTGATGTTGGTAGGATCCGTTACTGGAGCCTTGATGGAGCGTTCCGCTGTCTCTGCTACCTGCTGCACAAAGATAGTCTGCGAGTCGATCTCTTCATTCAGCGTATTAGCAAACAAGTCACCACCAGTTACAAAGTCTGTGGTTCGCTCAATCGCTCTAGCTCCGACAATGGTAATGCGATCACTGCCAGTAGCAGCTGATACCAGAGTCACAGATCCTGTGCCATTGCTGTTGATCGTGACAGAGTAGTTAGTAGTCAGCGTAAGTAGCGTGTCATTCTTATAGACATCTACGTCACCAGCTGCAATGATTTCAAATGAGAATGAGTATGGACCCACACCAGCACTACCTGTGTAGACCACTCTTCGTGATACGTTTGATATTGGATAGTTTGCCATGTTAGTCCTTACTGTTTATATTTACCATATTCACGCTGCTTTTCTTTTACACCTTCAATTGCATCAGCTAGATCCATATTTTCTGGATCAGCAAGCAATATGTATTTAGCGCCTTGATTAGTTGGTGTTCCATTGTATGCATCAGATATAAGCTTGGTTATCAATGATTGAGCGCCAGCAAGATCCTGTGATGCATATGCTTTAAACTCTTTACTAGATCCAAGCTTGACAATATTGTCTTCAAGATTAAATGTTTGAGTAGCTATTTCAATCCATTGATTGTATTGCTTGTCAGTTAATTCAACACCATCAATTTTCTTTGGTATCTTAGGCATTGGTACTTTGTATTCCACTAGCACAGCATGAGCTGGAGAATACTTCCCATCGCTTGATTTAAACGGATCAAACATTTCAGCCCAGTTACCTTTACCAATACGTTTTTCACTGCCTGTAATTGGATCTAGCTGTACTGGTAGGGTATCTGATGTAAGTGGATTTCTAGATTTAGCTTGTGCGTATGCCTCCCAAAATCCTTTCTCAGCACCAGAAAGAATGCCAACATCATCAGGAGATACCGCTTCCATGACTAAGCTTTTCTCTGGTTTCATAACACGCTCAATGCTGGCAATAAATGATGAGTAAGCGCCAAGTGGAGATCCACCAATTACATATGAGCTAGTCTGTTTGGATACCTGTGCCATCACGTTATAAAGCATTGATGGTGCATCCTTTGCCTTGGACGAAAACATTTTCATCAACTCACCGTAGCCTTGCAGCATAGGCTGTTCAGATGTGTATTGGTATAAACCTAAAGCGCCACCCATCATTAGCTTTTCCATGTCTACTTCGCTACCGTCTACCATCGCATACTCACCAGCTGTGGCGGCAATAGACAGCATGGAAGAGAATGGCTCGATACCAGCGTAGCTGATGTAAACTTTATCTGGTGTCTCTTTGATCTGAGTAATTTGTTTGTACTGAGCAATCAACTCTGGACTGACATCAGACTTATTAAACACAAATGAGAACTGCTGCCAGCCTGTACCTTCTAAAGCTTTCTTGTCCTCATCTCGCATTGGACCATACCCAGTTATTCTGCCATCAAGAGCATAAGATCCAGCTCCATAAATAATGCCAGAGCCTAAAGTAACTCTAGCAATTGCCATGTCTCTTTGAATACCACCAGCATTATAATCAGCCCAAAATCTAGGAGAGGCAAAATTTATAATTGGAGTACGACTCATAGCCTCCATCGCAATATTGGTAGGAGTCTTTACAAATGGGAAGAATATTTTCAGGACTGGTGTGTCCTTCAAGAATCTTTGAGCGCCTTGTAATCCTTCTTCAAGATCACGAGTAAATGTAGTTGTAGCAGCCATTGATTTAGCCGCCTCTTCAATTTCAGCTGTAGGCTCAACCAAAAGCTTTTGATGCAATGCTGCCGATTGCTGTGCAGCTGTAACTTCATCAACACCATTTTTAATTAAGTTACTGTATTCCTTGTTAGCCTCTCTAGTTACCAGTGCATTTAATTCCATGCGGTATCCGACAGCTTTAAAGAATTCATCCTCTGCCATTAGCG